CAGCGTATGATTTAACAATAGAGATGCAAGCCCAAACAAGTTAGGACTAAACCCATGGCATACATAATCATTAGCCCACGCGTAGGTGTACCCGGTGCAGAGTTTGACGCCGAGGCTGCAGAGGCCAACGGCATTAACATTGCCGCGCTAGTCGAGGGCGGGTTTATAGAACAATCCACAAACGAAACCGCAAAACCTGCTAAAACTAATAACAAGAACTCAGCAAAGGACTAAAGCAAATGCCTACCTCAACTTACCTCAGTAACCCAAACGTCACAGTTGGCGCAGTTTCCCTGCAAGACCAATGCCAAGGTTTAGTTTTTACGCGCACTATCGAAGCCCTAGAAAGCACCGCGTTTGGAACTAACAGCAGGTCATACGTGGCGGGCCTCGAGAATTCCACCCTGCAGCTTGACCTTTACGCGTCGTTTGCAGCAACAGAAACTTACGCAACGCTAAAGAGTTTGGTAGGCACGCAAGTAACCGTTTCATGGTCACCATCAGCAACTAGCCCGGGCACCGCAACTAACCCAACGATGACGCTAACCGGGGCATACCTAGAGGCTTTGCCATACACAATGGCCATGGGTGCCCTTGGCACAATGTCTGTGACGTTCACCGGCGGTGTGTACTCAGTAGTAGAAGTATAAATTAAAGCCGGCAACGGCCCGACACGAAAAGGCAAATAATGCAACTACACCTAAAAGCCACGTTTAACGATGGCACCGTAAATGAAGTAACCACTAACTTAATGACCATCGTTAGTTGGGAACGCAAATTTAAGCGCAAAGCATCAGAGATGGCGCAAGGTATTGGCATTGAGGATTTAGCCTATTTGTGTTATGAGGCTACGCGTTTCTCAGGCATCACAGTACCGGCAACACTTGACGCGTTTATTACATCGTTGGCGTCTATTGAGGTAGTAGAGCAGGCAGACCCAAAAGCCTAAACGGCACGGTGCGTAGAGCGCTGGCCGAAATTTTAGTGGCTACAGGGTTTTGGCCTAGTGAGATATCATTCGAGTTAGACGATATGAACGCCACCATAGAAATACTTAATAAGCAACGTGGCGGTAGGTAATGGCGTCGCGTTCGGCTATCCCGCAAATTGACGGTATTAAAGAGGCGTTAAAAGCGTTAAACGATTTTGACCCTGCCTACAGGAAACAGATCACTAAAGACATACAGAGCACCGGTGAGGTTATTATTGCTGAGGCTCGCAGTATGGTTTCCCATTTTGATAACAGCAAAGGCACCGGCGAACCGTTAAGTGGTATGCGCCGCGGCAACCTGATTAAAGGCCGTAACACCCAATGGCGCACAGACGCCGTTAAAAAAGGCTTTAAGGTAAAAGTAGGTGTACGCGCCAGCAAAGAGCGCTACGTGAACTACAACCGCACTACAGACGGTGTGGTAACCCATACCGAGCAGGTGGTATACGGCAGTAAGCCTTACCAGTTAATGGTTATCCAACAGGCCAACGCAGCTGGCGCGATCTATGACCATGCCGGGCGTAACACACAGAGCATGTTTGTTACAAACCTAAACGCTGAGGTAGGCGAGCAGCCTCGAGCCATTGACAAAGCAGTTACCAATAACCGTGAGGCAGTCGAAGCCAAAGTAGAATTAGTAATTAACGACGTTGCCCGGCGCACCAATATGAAATTAGGTTTTAACCGTGGCAATTAACATACCGATTATCTCGAGCCTTGACGGTACCGGGTTTGCTAAGGCCATTACCCAACTAAAGAAACTAGAAACCACATCAGAACGTGCCGGGTTTATCGCGGGTAAAGCGTTTATACCTGCCGTTGCTGCCATGGGTGCCCTTACAGCGGCTGCTGGTTTTAGCGTTAAAGCCGCAATAGAGGACAGCGCCGCGCAAGCCCAATTAGCAAAGACATTGCAAAACGTCGTAGGTGCAACCGACGCACAAATTAGCGCTACCGAAAAGTCAATTAGTGCTATGGCCATGGCTACCGGTGTTGCTGACGATCAGTTACGCCCAGCGATGGCCTCACTCGTTTTAGGTACGCAAGACGTTGCAACGGCTAACGATGCACTTGCATTAGCACTCGACGTTTCAGCCGGCACAGGTGCAGACCTGGCAACCGTTAGCGATGCGTTAAGCAAAGCGTATGGCGGCAACTTTAAGGCGTTGCGTCAGTTATCGCCACAGTTGTACTCAATGATTAAAGACGGTGCCAGCCTCGATGAGGTTATGGCTGAATTGTCGCGCACGTTTGGTGGCTCGGCAGCCGTAGCAGCGAACACAGCAGAGGGCAAATTTAAGCGCTTAAACGTCGCGCTAAGTGAAGCAGCCGAAGCAATCGGGTTGGCTATCCTGCCAGCCGTTGAGGCCGTACTGCCATACCTCATTAGTTTTGGTAATTGGGCGCAAGATCACGTAGGTACCCTCATGGCTGTAGGCACCGCCATTGCTGCCATCGCTACCGCGCTGATTGGATTTAAGGCCGCGCAAGTAATTGCTAACGCGGTAACCGTGGTAACCACCGCGCTTAACTGGTCACTTGCCGCCTCAGCTGCAGCCGCTAACACCGCGCTAACCATTGGCGTTGGTGCTGCCGCTATTGCTGCCGGGCTGGTAGTTGCAGCGGGCGCGTTTATGGCGTTTAAGGCTGCAACCAAAACCAGCGTAGAAACCATTAAACCGTTTGGCCCCCAACTTAGCGAAATAAACAAAGGCCTTGGCCCACTACCTGACCAACTAGAAAAAACAGGTGGCGCCGCCAAAAACATGGCAGACAAAGTAAAAGAAGCAGCCGACGCATTAAAGAAGTATTTAGAAGCCGCGCTAGCCGATGCACAGAAACAATTACTAGATGCCCAAACCGCGTTTAGTGATTTCGCTACAGAAGTAAGCGACAGCATTAAAGACGCGTTTTCGTTTGCTGACGCTAAAGAGGCTGGCGATGAAACAGGCCAAGGGTTTTTACAAGGCTTACGCGATCAGGTAGCCGGCGTAGTTAAATACGGCAAAGACGTTAAAACGCTATTGGAAATGGGCCTTAGCCAACAGGCATTACAGGCCGTGCTTGACGCGGGCGGTGAAAGCGGCGCGGCCATCGCAGCCGAACTGATCGCTGGCGGTACTAGCGCAATTAAGGAAACCAACGATTTAGTAATGGCAGCAGAAAACGCAGCTGCAACGATTGGCCAGCAGGCTGCCGCGCAATGGTTTGGTGCTGGCGTGGATAACGCTAAAGCATATTTGCAGGGTGTCGAGGCGGCATTTGATGAGGCACAGAAACGCCTAAAACAAAAGGGCTTAAAGATCGCTGACATTAAAGGCATTAGCGCGGGGTTCAGCGAAGCCATCGCACGCCCACAGGTTGCCTCAGTTACCCCACTACCAGCCGGGCAAAGTTATGGCGTTACCGGTGGCGGTGACATAACTATTAACTTGTCTACCCTTGTGCCTAGCGCACAAACTGGCGAAGTAATTATTAACTCAATACGTGCATATAACAGGGCTGCAGGCCCGGCAAATATCGCGGTGGCGTAATGGCCACGTCGGTAATTGCTAGCGGTAACTACGAACTATTTATAGATACAGGTTTTTTATTAGACGCGTTTACCCTTAATGACCCGGTAAAGGGCGTATTAAATAACACTCAATACGTGCTAAATGGCACCACCGAGTTTGCACCAATGCTCGAGTACAGCAACACCGTTAGCGTTAATCGTGGGCGTCGCGAGATCGGTGACCAGTTCAGCGCCGGCACGATGACGTTTAGCCTCGACGATAGTTTGGCTGGCGGGATACTAAACCCGCTGTACTCAAGTAGCCCGTTTGTAGACCCCAGCGGGCAGTTCACCCTTGCCCCGTTACGGCGCGTATCGTTTGGGCGTTACGACAGCACTAATACATTTGTCGAATTGTTCGCCGGGCAGATCGTCAATTATGACTACTCGTATGAATTGGGCGGTAATAACACGGTTATGGTCTATTGCGCTGACGATTTCTATTTACTAGCCCAAACCGCTATGGCTGAGTACAACGTAAGCGAACAGTTAAGCAGCGCCCGTTTATCGGCTGTACTTGACCTACCCGAAGTTGCTTACCCGGTAGCCAGCCGAAACATAAACACCGGCACCCAAACCCTTGGCGGTGCAGCGGCTTACACCATTGCTGAGGGCACCAACGTAAAGGCTTACATAGACCAAATACAAACAGCCGAGCAGGGCCGTATTTTTATGGCGCGTAACGGGGTGCTAAATTTTGACCCGCGCATAGGTAACACCATTAGTGGCAGCGTTGCCGATTTCCACGATGACGGCACCCAAATTCCATACAACAATTTGGCCATATCGTATAACGCCGATCAGATCGTAAACCGTGCCAGCGTGCAACACCTAGGCGCAACCAACCCCGAGGTGGCAGACGATCTAGCCAGCCAAGGTAAATACCTAATCCAAACAGTAAGCATTACCGACAGCCTTTTACACAATGACACGGCAGCTGCAAACCTTGCCAGTTACCTGCTAGTTGGCGAACCAACCCCCACGTTTACCGGGGTACAAACCGATTACCTCATGCTCACCACAGCCCAACGCGAAGCCCTAGCCCTAGTAGACATTGGCGATACCATCACCATTACCAACACCATTGCCGGCGGTGAGGTAGCCCAGGAACTTAGCGTCGAGGGCGTGGAACATCGCTTAGATTTTGTGAACGGCCACCGCGTCACCTATTACACGGCACCTACGGTAATTGTGTACGAGTTCATTTTAGATAGCGCGGTATATGGCACACTTGACAGCGCAAATGTCTTAGGATAAGGGGCACTATGGCTACACCGTTTCCGTTTGTCGCGTCGCAGGTGCTCACCGCGGCGCAATTAAATTCTATAACTGAACTGCCTATTAACGCTAAAACCGCTAGCCATACGCTGGTTGCCGGTGACGCTGGCGCTCGAGTGCAAATGACCAACGCAGGTGCAACCACCATTACGGTTAATGCCTCAGTTTTCAGCGCTGGCCAGTCCGTTTCTATTTATAACCTTGGTGCTGGCACATGCACAATTACGGCAGGCACCGCAACAGTTACTACTTCGGGTTCACTAGCGCTGGCGCAATATGGGGGTGGAACGCTTTTATTTACCAGTTCTAGCGCTGCTACTTTTTTTAGCGGTGGCGGTATAGGTAATGCCGCCGCAACTCAAACAGGCGGTGCAACCACAAGTTATACCTTGGGCGGAATAAATTATTCCATTTTAAGTTTTACAGGTTCGGGTAGCATTTCGGTTTCTAAAGCCGGGCTGGCTGATATTCTCGTAGTTGGCGGCGGTGGCGGCACGGGTCGTTCAAGTGGGTCGGGAACCAATGGCGGCGGCGGCGCGGGCGGTATGTTGGTTTTGTCGCAGGTTTACTTAAAGGCTGGAACATTAACGGTTACTGTTGGGGCTGGCGGAACTATTGCCGGTGGTATTGCTTCTAGTTCGGCAACTAATGGAATAACGTCTCAAGTTGGAGATTATTACGCGGTAGGCGGCGGTGCAGGTGGCACAGGATTTAGCGCTAGCGGCCCTATGCAGGGAAATAACGGTGGTTCCGGTGGCGGCGGCGGCCAATACATTGCACAAAATAGCGTTGGTGGTGCTGCCGTAAATAGCCAAGGTAATGCAGGCGGTAACGCTGTTGGGTCGGGCGGTGCAGGCGGCGGCGGCGGCGCAGGCGCGGTAGGCGGAAGCCTCACAAGCACTATTAACGTAGGCGGTGTTGGATTAGCAAACGCTTTTCGTACAGGTTCCAACGTAACTTATGCCGCAGGTGGCAACGCCGGAAACGGTGCCGGCACAAACGGTGCAGTAAACACCGGAAACGGTGCAAGTGCAGCGGCCGCTAGCGGTGGTTCAGGAATAGTAGTCGTGAGATTAGTTGTCTAATGAAACAGTACGTTTTTTTAAGCGGGTTGCCTCGAAGCGGGTCTACCTTGTTGTCGGCAATTCTCAACCAAAACCCTTTAATACATGCCGAGGGTAATTCGGGTGTTTGCCAAATTATGTGGGATTTGCAACAGTCATGCCAAAACAACGCTGCCGAACAATTAGCAGCAAATTACCGTTTAGACACTCAGAACGATTTAGTGGCCATGGTTCCTAATGTTTACTATAAAAACATTGACCGACCAATAGTTGTAGATAAATGCAGGTCTTGGACATTGCCAGCAAATATGGAAATGATAAGCCGTTACATTACAAACAAACCAAAAGTAATTGTATTAACTCGACAAATTGGCGAGGTAGTAAATTCATTTGTTGAACTCAACAAACGCAACGGTAAAACGGTAGATGTCACCGAGTTGTTACAACCACATAGCGAACCAATTATGCGGGCTAACGACGGAATTGAATATGCAAAAGCAAACAATAACGGCGAATTTCTGTTTATTGAATATGACAACTTATGCAATTACCCAGCAGAAACTATGTCGGCTATTTATTTGTTTTGCGGTTGGGAACCGTTTAATCACGATTTTGACAATGTAATAAATCACCATAAAGAAAACGACACCATTTATGGTTTAGTTGGCATGCACGAAATACGACAAAAAGTAGGTAAAAACTAATGGCACATTTTGCGGAAATGGAAAACAACTTAGTACGTTCGGTTATATGCGTAAATAACGACATGTGCGGCGGTGGCGATTTTCCGGAAAGCGAACCAATCGGACAAGCCTTTATTGCCTCAATCGGCATAAGTGGCACTTGGTTGCAGACCTCATATTCAGGTTCGTTTCGCGGTGTTTACGCTGGCTTAGGGTTTATTTTTGACCCGTCGTTAGGTGAATACGGCGAATTTGTGGCGCCTACCCCGGTTGAGTAATGAGATGGCGTTATATGATCGGGTACGCGTTACTAATCGCGGTAGTAGTTTGGGGTTGTAGTGGTTGCACGTTTTCTAAAACTAATGTCAAGTACCAATGCTTTACAAAGGCAGCCTGTGAATAAAACACCTGAACAACAACACGCCGGGCTAATCGTTTTCGTTGGCCGCCTAATGGCTATCTGCTTTTCTTTTACCGTCATGGCGTTTATTTACGGCATTTTGTTTGTAGATCAGCCAACCGAACAGGCACCAACTGACGCGCAACTAATTGACCTTTTAAGCACGTTGCTGGTTTTCCTTACTGGCACACTTAGCGGGTTGGTTGCGTCTAACGGCCTAAAGAGTAAGCCCGGCACCAATGCACCCACCGATTAAAAAACTGGTTTTACCGTCTAATTTGGTGCACGTTAAGCCGGGTGAACTACCAGCAAGCCTATTGGTAGATGTTAAGCCGTTTGGCAAACTGCACCCGTTAGCAGCGAACGCATACAACGCGGTTAGAGCTGCTGCATTTGCTGAGGGCATTAAACAATTTAAGCCAACTAGCGCGGGTGACACTTATCGCAGCATTGCGTTACAACGCCAAGGGTTTTTAGCGCGTTACCAACTGGCACCCATTGACGGTGTTAAACCTCGAGTGTACGAAAACAAAAACTATTACCTAAAGCCGGGCAACGCGCCAATGGCGGTACCAGGTACCAGCAGGCATAACCTCGGTTTGGCCTGTGATTTTGCAAACATGTCGGGCGCCACTTTTGAGTTTATGTGTGAGGTTGGCCCTAAGTTTGGTTGGTCACTTGAGGTAATGCCAGCCGAGCCGTGGCATTGGTTTTACTGGCCCGGTGACAAAGTACCTGCAGCGGTAACCCAATACTTGCAAGGGCTTGCGCCAGTATCCCCCACCGCGTAACACGCGCCTACTACCGTTTTGTTACCGACGAAAAGAGGTTTACCGCGCATGACTGAACTACAAACCTTTACCTATGAAGCATTTGTAGGCAGACTAGAAAACGGCCAGCAAGTACTGGTACAAATTTTTAGAAACCCTGACACACTCGAAGTACTACACAGCCAAATAGCGTTTAAGACCATTGCTAGCGGTACATGGCAAACGCCCTACACGATTGAGAAACTATGACCATTGCATTAAAAGCCGCGTTTACCGCGCTATTCACTATTGCAGCTGCCGGCATTGCGCTAGCCCTACCAGCATCGCCAACCAGCGCCCCTGACCGCCCCGTAAGCACTACCACCGTTTACGAGGCAACCCCACCCACTACCACCACGTTGCCCGCATACGTGAACACATGCACGCAGGTAGCCACGTTGGCCCTTGCTGAGGGTTTACCGCCTAGCGAACTAGAAACAGCGCTACGGGTCGCTAATCGCGAGAGCCGATGCACAAGCGACGCGTTTAACGCCTACGACACAAACGGGGGCAGTTATTCTATTTACCAAATTAACGGCTATTGGTGCCGGCCTAATCAGTATTGGCCTACCGGTTGGTTGCAGGCTAAAGGCATCGTAGAAACGTGCAGCGATCTATTTGACCCAACCGTAAACACTCGAGCCATGGTTGCCATTTGGCGTAACAGCGGTTGGCTACCATGGAAAACAGCAAACTAAATGCAAGAACAGCCCTACCCCGACAACACGATTAGCGAGGAAACCCGACGCATGTTAGACCCGACAGCAAACGCAATGGCAAAACACCAAATGGCCGTATTTGATCTCATAGATGAAATATGCAGGCCCGCCCATGTGCCCTACAAACCACGCCACGCAGACCTAATAGCCCGGCTTAAGCGCGTTGCAACTGACCTAGACCTAAGCGGCGACGCAACAGGCTGGCAGGCCGTTAGCGAGGCTATCGAAGCGTTAGGCGGCTGACGTGGTAACAGTAAAACTGACACCCGAACAGGTATTTAATGCGCGTGACGTGGCATACAAAAAAGCCATGGAGTGCGAAGTAGGCAAAATGAAAAACCGTTACAACGTGCCGGTAGCCAGTACAAGTTATGACCGCCACCTAAAAGGTTGCTATGGGGAACAGGCCGTAGCTGCATACCTTGGCGTCGAGTGGGGGTTTACCGCTTATGACCCTAAAGCCAACGACGTTGCAGGTTACGAGGTACGCGCCACATACCATGCAAACGGGCGCCTACTCACACACAAAGAGGATAAAAACGGCCTATACATTTTGGCGATCATTGACCGCGACGACTACAGCGTAAACCTTGCCGGCTGGTCAAACCTAAAGCGTTGCAATACCCCAGGCCGTTGGGCAACTGACCTACCACTACCTTGCTACGCAATGCCACAAGCCGAGTTATGGCCTATGGAAATGTTGCCAGCAACTGTGTTATACCAATTTGCTATAACTATTTAACTAACCCGACTAACAGAAAGCACCCGACATGGCGTTTAACATTGACAATTACGTAGATGTACCAACCCGCTTAAGTGAAGCGTTAAAGCGTTACCCGGATTTACGCATACAAGAAACCAGCGCCGAGGTAGTCACAATGCCTGATGGCTCGACGTTTTACCGTTGCACAGTTACCGTTTGGCGCGACGATACAGACCCACTACCAAGCATTGCTACAGCTGCCGAACCGTACCCGGGCAAAACGCCATACACCAAAAATAGTGAGTTTATGGTTGGTATGACTAGCGCGTTAGGCCGTGCGTTGGGTTACATGGGGTTTGGAATTAACAAAAGCATTGCCAGCCGTAATGAAATAGAAGCGCGGCAAGACCCTAAAAAACCTGATGCACAAATAGCACCAATCCGACGCGAAACCTCGAGCGCTCACCCTAAACAGGCCAGCCAAAAACAGGTTTACTTTATTAAGTCATTGGCTAAGGGCGCGGGGTTTGATGAACAAGCGCTACACGATTACATTGCGGTAACGCTTAACAGCGACGCTGTAACACTTGAGACGCTGAACCCTGAACAGGCTACGCAGATCATTGACGCCCTCAAAACCCTGCCAAGTAGCAAGGCTGACTAATGAACATAGAGCAACAACTAGAACTACTTACCCGCATGGTACGCCTCATTGAGGAAATGCAAAGCAGCGCCGATTACCTAGGCAAAGACAAAGTAATAAGCCATTTGCGTTGGGCTACCGAACATTTGTCTAATGACATTTGGGCGCGAACAATACACAAGCATTACGAGGTAAACAATGGGCATGCTTGAGGCACAATTTAAGAACAGCGTTATAGAGATCGCCACCCGGTATGGCTGGTTAGTGCACCATGACCTACCAGCGATGAACAGCCGCGGCAAATGGGCTACACACATACAAGGTGATAGCGGTTTCCCTGACCTTGTGCTACTCAATAGCAAGGGTGTGCTAGTTTTCGCGGAACTTAAAACAGATATCGGAGTAGTACGCAAAACACAGGAACGCTGGCTCGAGCGTTTAGATAAAGCCGGCGTAATTGTGCAAGTGTGGCGGCCTAACCAGTTGCCTGTAATCATACGTTTTCTAGCCAGCGCCTAGCGCGTAGGACTAGCCAA